AGTTCCATAGTTGAAATCTGCAGAACCAGTAGCATTGCCGATCTCAGCAGCTACACGGAGAGTAGTAGCACCAACTGTTCCCCAGTTGTGATCTTCTGATAGTCCGACAGTCCAAGTTCCGTTTTGAGAAACTGGAATTGCACTTTGGTCTGACGAAATAACGACTGGCAAAGAGTTCGCCATCGTCTTTTGGCCCAAGGAGATAGCCGAACCGCCAACTTGCGTTAGGTTTTGAGTCCAAGGTCCACCGGATTGAGTTACGGCACCAATTACGTTTGTGCCAGCAGGAAGAGGCTCAGTTACAGTAACTTTAGCTTCGCCAGCAGCGGTATACGCTTGAGAATTGGTTCCATCAGTAGGACGTACAAACCATCCACCAGCAGCACTAGACGCCGATCCTTGGTTGGCAGTAACAACGTCTGCTGCAGTAAGCGCACGAATTTGACGAGGGTCAATCTGCACGCCGCCTACGTCGATACCTACGTCAAGAGCGCGTTGAGCGCCATTGACTTGGGAAGTAACTGCGTTACCGGCTCCATCGAAAAGCTTTGATCCGATGAGACCAGCACTATCGATGCCTAAAAATTGTGTGGTAGGATTGGTCCCATCGCCAATTTTGACGATGATATCATCTGGCAATACCTGGCCAGGTAACTGTGATCGGACTGGTAATTCTGATGCTATATCTGACATTCTTCTGTCCTCTTATTAGCTAGCTTGCATATCCGCAAGTTGTTTGGTCAATTCATCTTCTTTTGCTTGGGAAATCGCTATGTTGGCGTTAAGACGCGCAATGTTTTCCATATGGTCTTCGATACGGACTTCCATATCGAGTTTGGAGGCATAGACTCTCGCAAGTTCAGCTTTTACTTTCTTAAGTTCTAGTGGTGTTGCCATACGTATTTCCTTCTCGTTAAAGATTGTTATTGCTAATTAGATTGTTATCTCAAATACTTGAATTCGTGCATCAAAATTGGCTGGAGAGGGCCTATTATGTAAAATTGTGACTTTAACATTATCGCCAGGTTGTAGAATTAATCCATTATCTTGGCCCGTCGTAAAATCGAATTCCACATTGAAACCACCAGCGTAATAGGTTCTTAAGAGTGCAATGGCGACATTGTTGACTAATACGGTATATGTACCGATGTTTTCACCAGATCCTTCGCAGCGTTCTAATATGGAGGTTTTATTGAGAGGTACCGTATACTGTACAATTGTAGTGGTGGCTCCAGAAATAACTGCGGCGGCGCTGCCAAATACGTTCTTGACTGTATCGGTGGTACCTGTAGAGGGCAGGATATTGACGTTAATCGAACCATCAGCATTGGGTTCTAGGATATTCCCATTAGATCCAACTACTTCCACCTGGCCAATGGATACAGTGCCATCGAAAACGATGGGCATTGGGTTGTTCTTATCGTAGAAATTACCGTATTGGTCTACAAAGACCACTCTATCGGCTACGGTGGGGTCTGATTCGTAGACCGCTTTATAGTGGTCACCATCGGGCGGGTTCGCTGTTTTACCCTGCTCTGCAGCCCCTATAGTGGCTCCAGCGGCCAAAGTATAGGCAGAGATATCATAAGGCATCCAAGACGTTACATTGGCGCTTGGAGGCCCTACTATGAGCATAGTAGGGGACAGAACCTTCATGATTTTAACGTTTATGGGTGTAGGGAGTGTGGAGGAGGAGAGATAGGCTATTTGCTTGGTTTTAAAACCAGCCGTATTAGCTAGCGTAATAATACCTTGTGCGGTACCATCAGCCGTAAATGCTTGCGGTGGAACTACGTTCCAACTACGTTCTAGCGCCATATCCCATTTCCCTTGATCTACAACCCTATGTAGATATAGGTAAGATTAGGACAAAATGGCTGCGCAGCCTGGGATCGAACCAGGGACCACACGATTAACAGTCGTGCGCTCTACCTCTGAGCTACTGCGCAATGTTTTTACTTCCAAAATTATCTGTTTGAGAGTGGCAATTAGGGCATAGAAATCGTAAGTTTTCTAATGAATTGTCTCTCCAGTTTCCGCTTATATGATCCACATGAAGCGTTAACTTTTTGTCGTTATATAGAGTTCCCGTTCCACATTCTTTACAAACTTGGGCAACGCCGCTTTCCACCATAGCTCTAGTTAATTGGTGACTCTTTATTCGCCTGTCGTCTTTATAAATCAGGATATCTTTTACGTCTTTTCTCCGGTTTGAAATTTTACCCCTATTAATTGCCTGTCCAAGAAAGTGAGAAGTATCTATCCCAAATTTTCTAATCTTTTCAGATATATAGCTATGAGTACCACCGTTTTCTTTTAAGTCAAGTTTCCTTAATACTTGAGCTATAGAAGTACAGTCTTTTGTCGCTGATTCTAAAATTTCCTTTGTATATTTCATACAGTAAAGATTATAGCTCATATTCCAGTATCTTTACTACTAAAAATGGTACCCCTCAAGAGACTCGAACTCTTACATCCTTTCGGACACGGCGTTCTAAGCACCGCGCGTCTACCAATTCCGCCAAAGGGGCATATCGTTAATGGGCTGCCTGATGGGACTCGCACCCACTTAGTCTGTCTTCACAGGACAGGGCCTCGACTCTTCGGCCTCAGACAAATCGTTATAAATGGTCTAACAAGAAGGAGTTGAACCTCCGAAGCCCCGAAGGGCTCCAGTTTTACAGACTGGTGTAGCTAACCGGCAGCTACCTTTGTTAGATGAAAATGGTCTAGTAGGCAAGATTTGAACTTGCGTCCTTTCGCTTCCAGGGCGAACCGTCTGGCCAGGCTGACTTACTACTAGTTGTGTTTGCGCGTATCGCTGCATAAAATCTCCAAAGTTTAAAAGCAAAAGCCCTCGATGCGTTTCCGCAGAGGGCTTGGGGAGTAACAGACAAAAATAATCAACAAGCCCTTACATATGTGGGTTCCTAGGATGTGGGAGTAGATTATTGAGTTTGAACTGTTTCATAGCTTATAGATTACCTCTATCATATTCCAAATGCAAGTTTAAAACAAAAAATGCCCCAGATTTCTCTGGAGCCCTTTGTCACTTTTCAGTGGTTTCGGATTAAGGCAGGCTTACGGCCCCTGCACTTTCGTCTTGATCGCCAGATTCATCGCTAAGTCTGAGACCAGTATAGTTGATGGTGATTCTAGAAGTAGCCCTTGCATTGTGATTGCCATTCATTGAGTTTGGCACGCAACCGATAGCAGTGAGTATAGTAGACCCAGACTGGCGATCAACGATAGCAAGAGTTACGCCTTCGAGCGTCAAGAGGTCTTGAAGCTTTGGTACTGCGGGTAGAACGTGTGGGCCTTGGCCTACGATCCTAAATCCAGAGCAAGAGATCGTCACAGCTTCGTAAGAAGTAGGGGTGATCTCGTCTGGGCTGTAGCGGCCCAAGAGATGAATTGGTTCGGTGCCGATGTTCATGTTGTATGTACAAGTTTCGTAAATACCAACCAGTTGGTTGTTTACGTAGACTTTGGCTCGCGCCCCAGTAAGGACTTTGCTAGGCATTGTTTATATCTCCTTATATTTAAAGATTAACGTGCCATTTACCTTATAATTCTTGCGAATTGATTCAGCTATAGAGCCGATTCTTAAGCCAAGCTGATTGCACGCTTCAGTTTGACTGTTAAATTCTTCTCCAGTATTCACGCATATCACTTTTTTGTGAAAGTAAGGACGCGTAATACCTTGAAGAGATTGAGATATCTTTTCTTTTGTGGATTCAGAATGCATTCCATTCTCGCCACCACTTCTTAAATTATAACCAGTAGAAACCGTATTAAGTTGACTAATCCAATCAATCTCTTTCTTGTTCAGTTCTTCTATTGAATTAGCTTCATCAATGACTTCAAACGAGAAGTTGTCTTTCCCATATTTGTGAATTGCCTTACCTATTACAGTTCCAAACGTATTGGTAGACTTATGTCTAAGCCACCTGTCGTTTGGATTTTGAATAGTTTGGCCAACGTATTTTTTACCGTTGACCAAATTTGTAATTAGGTAGACGTACATTAATCACCTATTAAGCAGCGCTCTGAACTTGGCTGAAGTTGAGGTTGAGTGGGATAAAGTACACAGCGGTAGCGAGCTTGATCTCAACTCCAACGTCCATTTCAGGACCACTGATGCTGACACTTTGGTTCTTGTAACCAAGAGGAGCGTCGATGCTACCAGCGATCAATTTCAATTTCTTATAGCCATCCATTTTCTGAGCTAGATAGCTGAGAGCGGTAGCGGCGTCTACGTCGGCAAGAGACTTACCAACGAAGGCAACTTTGAAGCTTTGAGCTAGGTCTAGGGCGATAATGTCAGAGCAGTATACGGCCTGAATGCTGTTGTATACGAAGTTGGTGTCATAACCGTAAGTGGTTTGGTCACTAACCCAGTACTCTCTCGTTGTATCTTTCGACAGGAACAAGAGACCAGCGTTTAGGGCGTCTTCTACATCACCAGGACTTCCAGAATCGAATCCAACTGGATCAAGGTAGCTGATTACGTTAGCAGCCTTGTTGACGATAGCTTTGTAGAATCCACCAGCTTGCATACCGGCAGCGAGACACGAACCATACCAAGGAAGGTAGGTAGTGGCGACGCCGACCGAGTTGTCTTGAACGATTTGTTGCATCGTAAGCGAGCAGCGATAATTGCCAAGACCTTGAGCAGCTTCTTTGCAATTATTGTAAGTATCATTGATCGACAAGATACAGATACGGTGCCTCTTGAGCTTTGGCGTACTGTACTGAATACAGTGACTTTTCACAGCTGCGTTGATAGCAGAGATCGTGTAGGTGCTTGCGCTATCAGTATTCCCAGCAATGATATCTTGCGAAGAATCCTGAGAGAACAGGGGAACGATGATATTACACTGAATACCGGCAACTTGAGCTAGTGCGTTAACAATGTCAGCCGACTGCGTAGCGCCGCGAGCACCACCAGACAAGAATACGGCATTTGCCATTGGGGCAGGAAGACCAGCTTCTCCGGTAATAGCAGGAACGAAGTTAAGAGAAAGCGAGTTAGCAATAGCAGCTTGGAAATCAAAAGCAGATTTCTTGATGCGTCCTGGAGTCAAGCTAGCAGCACTAGAAGCGATACCGATAGCTGTCACAAGGTCCAAAGTATT